CTACATCAAGACTAGTTACATTATAGTCACCATTGTCTGGATTAGTAGTCAAGATAACATGCCAGTTCTTAGGAAGCTTCCATGATACATATTCCTGTCTATCTAAGATCTCCATAGTAGCTTGCATAAATCTATGGTCAGCCCGGGTATAATCATCAAGAATCAAGAAACCACCTTCACCTTTACCTTGAATCCATTCAGGAGCAGCATGTGACATACGCTTACCAATAACTTTGTATCCTTTCTTAATAGCTGCATCTATCTGAGCTTCATTAATCCAAGTAGTTTTACCTTCTGCATTCTGTATTTCAAATTCTTTTACAGGAAAACCAACTAAGTCACCTAATTCTTCCAGCTGAGATAAATTCAGCTTAACAACTTGCATATTCATTTCTTTACCCAACTGCATGATAGCTGAAGTCTTACCAAGACCCGCATCACCCTCAATATTAATAGCCACAGGAACTTTGCCCTCTGCTTGAATATACTGATTGTTGTTAACCATGTGCTTAATAAAGCTCTTTAACTCTTCTACATTCAATTGTACTTGACTCATTTTCTTAATTTTTTTAAATTTCTAACTTGATTACTTTTCCGGGCAAACTGTCATTCATACTTGATCTTTCTGACAAAACCCATAGAACATTTCCTTTTGGTTTTACAGAAGTATTACATTCACCATCAGTAAAATATACTAAGCTTGTATATTTTTTCTGATTCTCATTATAATAATCTAAGACAGGATCAAATTCTGTTCCTCCTCTACCTTGCACTTCTAGTTCTAATTTACCTGTATAGGGTTTAATAGAACCAATCTTAGTATCACATTGTACAATAGTAATATCAACACCGGCCTTATAGATATGATGAATCTCATTCATAAACTCTTTCAACTCAGAATCACTTACAGAACCTGAAGTATCTATAGCTAAAAGCATATGTTGTTTCATCTTAATCTTGAGACCCGGATTGTCACTAAATCTTCTATTCTCTTTCCGCCTGATCTTCTTGGTAAATACTTTTGTACTGATTCCAGTAAACCTACGGATATACCCTCTCCAATCAAACTTAGGGGCTTCTATTTGTTCTACAATGATAAGACCATCTATCTCACCTGGCACAGTACCCCGTTTCTTAACAGTTTGTTCCTTAGCATCACTAAGCACTTTCTGCAACTGCTTTTCAATTAACTTTTGCTCAGCTTCAGTAAGATTATCAAACTCTTCCCAGGTACCATGATCAGGAACATTACCCATATCAATATTGTCAAGAAGATTGTCCATTGCTTGATTACCACAAGTACCATTCTTCTCTTTCTCATCTTTAAACTCTTTAAGCTTGTCATAGTAATATCTACAACCTGCTCTAAGTTCAAGATTCATATCAGCATAGTCTTCTATAAAAATACCTCTACTAGGTGCATTCTTAAGTATCTCAGCTATTTCTTCAGGACTAGCTCCTGTTTCCATAGCTGCAGACATTTCAAGTTTTAGTTTTTCATTTAATGCTTCATATTCTTCTTTAGAATATTCTCCGCCCGGTAACCAAGACTTTTCAATATACTGATTGATTTCCATATCCATTGCAACATTTGCAAGTCTCTTATCACTAAACTTAAAGTAAGTAGTAAGGTGACCAAATGCAATATGAAGCAATTCATGTTTTAATATACCAAGCTTTTGTTCTTCATTAAGACCTTCCCAAAAATCAGGATTAATAGCAAGCTGATAATTAATACCATTCTTACTAACCCCGGCAGTAGGAACTCTCTTAGCATCCCATAGCTTATTCAACATGATGAGAAAGAACCCATAATAGGGCTCCTTCAACATCAGGTCTTTACTGGCTTTACTTAAACTCTGAACTTTGTCCATTAGTCTTTTAGTTTAATATCTATTTCAAATTTTTCTGTTGGATATCCTAGTTGTCCTAAGAACCCAACCATATCTACTACAAAATTCTCTAAGAACAATTCTATTGAATCTTTACTAGATCCATTAGAAGTCATAAGAGATAAACATTTACCGCTGGTAAGCATATTATCCCCTAGTGCAGCAGCTTTATTTAACACCTTATAAGATTTTGGTGCTTCTTTTTCCCAAGCATCTTTTGGTAACTTAGAAAACTTATACAGCACTAGTAACTCACCAATATATTTTTTGTGGTCAGTATTCTCTAATGCTTGAAATGCAATAACATGATTATCCTGATCTTCAGATTTAAGCATGTTTAATAAATTCTTTGTTTCTTCTTTGTCAAATTTTACTTTTGCCATTACTTTTCTGTTTAAAATTTTATAATCATATTGTAGTGTTCTAGAGCTTCATCATAAGAAGTTGCCCATATTCTGTAACCATCAATTACAAATAGTTGTTTTTCCATTACTTTTCTTTTTTAGATTCAACAATTTCAATTAACTTTTCAAGACATGCAAGTTCTGCTTCTTCATAGGTTTTATACACTTGGCTTTCACAGCTTTCTAATTGACCTTCATTTAGAACATCTCCAATGTATCTTATTCTAAAATAAAATTCATCATACTCTTTATACGGAGCGCACACATAACTTATATAGAAGTACTTCTCTCTAAACCATCTAAATGCTTGTTGGTAGAGTGATGTCATAGTAGCTTTAAGATTAATAAAGTTTCTATTATGCATTGTACAACCAGGAAAGTTAAATTCCTGTGCCATGTCATAATATGCGAAACAAGGTTCATCAAACCCAAGTTGTTTCATTCTTAAAGCTAACTCATAAGGCACAAATTCTTTTTCCATCAGTCTTCAATTTTTAAAGTTTTTATTGCCCACTCTTGAGGCTTACCACTTGCAATCATATCTACCCATTCTTTTGCACTTGGAATATATCCATTACAATCTTCTTTAACATGCTGTTCTGCAACATATCTTGTATACACAGTTTTACCATCTGAATTAATAAAACTTTTACCAAATACTCTTTCACATTCAAATATACCTTCACTATGGTGCCGGAACATTCTATGCATACTGTGTCCAATCCACCCTTTAGTTTCATCAAGCCACTCGTGAATAGCTTGATAATCAGAGACTTGACCTTTCCATTTTCTTACTGATGTTTTACAATGCTCTAAAGGATGTGCCATACTATTTATTTTGTAAATGTTCAATAACTCTTTCCCAATAACTTCTAGCTTTCATTTTACCATCTTGATACGGTGCTAATGCATGAGTTGCTTGTGCAGATTTTAATGAAGCTTCTTTAGCTTTATCTTCACCATATAACTTTACAGCATAGTTATATAACTCTTCTGCTTTTTCTTTTTCTTTCATTATTCTTCATCTGCTTTACTTAATAAATCTCCATCATGAAAATAATCTTCAGTTTCAGTAATTCTGATATGATTATTGATAACATATTTTCCTGAAGGAACACATATACCTACATCACCAAAACCACCTTCATTATTCCACCAGTCTTCTATATCATCAAGAAGTTTATCAATAACAAACTCTTCAACTAAGTTATAAAGTTCCCTATCTATATTACTTAATAAAAATTCATTATTCCAATCATCTATATTATCAATCACATCTTCTGGAGTTTCACATGGTTCTTTTGTAAAACCAATCCATTCTATGGAACCAGAGTCTCCGGCACCATCATATTTTACTTTAACACCAGTAACATTCAAATCAGCCAACTGAAACAGAAGGCTTGTCAATTCTAATTCTGTCATAACTATTTGATTTTATAAAACCTACCTAATATGTTTCCATTTAGGAATTCTTCTTTTTCAAGAACCTCTCTTGTAAACTGATACTTAGTCTCATAATATGTAAGTTCCATTTTGGAAAAACATATCTTAACCATAAACCTTTTAATCTTTACACCAGTTTTGTGAGCTTCTTTAAGAACTGCATTACTACTATAATAGTTTTGATAACTGGGCTTAGTAACAGTCTCATACTTTTTAGTCCTTTTATCTGTTACTTGAGCCATAGCTTTTTTACCAAACTTTTTCTTTGTAATAGAGTAAAAGTTCTTCTTACCTACATATCTTACAGACTTTCCATTAATAACAGCTTCCATCTCATACACAAAACCTACTGCTCCATCTGGAATCATGCTATCATTAAAAGGTCTTCCTTCATATAACCAGCTCATAATGCTTGTTTTAATAGTAAAAATAATACATCTCTAACTTTATCTATACCATGCAGCTTAACAGAATCTGAAAGATCTTTTTCCATAGGTAGAATAATATAATTAAACCCATACATATGTTTGTATCTTTCAGCTGCTTTTATCCCCGGCTCATCATTATCAAACAGAACAATAATCTTCTGATAATGTCTTACAAACTCACTCATAGCTCTCTCACCTATCATAGTATTCTCACTGTCCGGAGCAATTGCTTCAATATTATTAATACCTAGTCTATTAAAACACATTAGATCTTTAAGAGAAGAA